GCTGCATCGAGCTCGTCCTGTGTCATGTTGCTCTTTGAGAGACTTGTTAGGGCTACCTGACGGTCTCCACTGTATGTTTGTGCGTTACGAACGCCTACGCTTAGATCAGCCATTTAACTGTTTCCTTCTCTGTTATTATACTAGCTCGAAGCCAGGATTTGTTACATCGCTGCTTGAGCAGTCGAGGTTATTACTGCCAGCTGCGCTGAGTGTGCGAATTGCTGTCTGTAGTGTTGATGCTGAATAAGCACCTGTTGGATAAACAGCAATGCTAATTTGTCCAGTGGTATCGCCTTCAACTTGATACATTTCGATGTTTGCTTTTTTAGCAATTTCACTAAGGATTGCTTCTACGCCTTCCCCTGCGTCTAGTTCGTTACGAATGTCTTCAACGTTGCCTGAAACGTCCTTAACAATAATTTTAAAGAAGTCCAACTGTGGGCCATTAGCAATTACTGCTTCGTCTGCTGAAATCTGGCCGCTGCCTGTTGCGCTTCTGTCGTGTGCGACAACACCAAAGGCGCTGCCGTTTGTGCGTGTAATCTCCGCCATTTTTTTTCTCCATGTGCACGATGATTGTCTAATACGTGCTTACATTTATTTATCTGGTTGGAGTTAATTTAAGAAGTCGGATTTGCCTAATCTGTATGCGCCATATGCAATAGCAGCAGTTTTTAGTGCAGTTTTTGCCAGGCTGCCTCTGGGCTTTTTAGGCATATTACCTGCTGTAGCGGCGGCGTAGGGTTTAAATACATCACTGCGAAACTGTCCATCTGTGCGAAAACTATTGGTCATACGCTGTGTGACTGCTGTTCTTTCGCCTGGTGTGCTTTTACCGTAGTCAGCCATAACACGTCTAGCGCGACCTAGTAGTCCGCCTTTTATACCTAAGTTCTTTTGCATTTGTGTTAGGAAAGTTCTGTCTTGTCCAGGCACATAGTTATTGTTCATTATATTACGCAGATAGCGTTTAAATCCTAGCTCATCAAATCTGGCAGGTAATCCTTCTACTTTACCGCTAAACTTACTGGGATTGTTAACAATACTTGCTAGATTGTGCAAATCTGTAGCACCAGTTCTAACATTAGTAAAGTTCATATATTTAAGTGTATCTTTGGCATACTTTTGTGCCCACTGTGGATTTTCAAAACGCATTTGCTGTAGAACAAGCAGATGCTCGTAAAAGGTCTCTGCAATATTATCGCCACTGCGACCAATTGCATCTCTGGGAGTTCTAATATAACGTGCTTCGCACAATTCTTCTTTGATAAATTCAAATGCCATTTAGTAGCCTCTCAACTTTCGGGCTTGATCAGCAAGACTTTGTGGAGTGACCGGAGGCTTTGTTGCATTTCCTATATCTGTTGCCGCCCTGTCTATCCTATTTGGATTTGGTTGTGGCTTACCACTGGCAGTTTTTCCTAGCACTGGAATATCACTTGGCGCAACAATTGGTTTACCAAGAAGTTCGTTGCTAGCTGCATTTCCTATAGCGCCCAGGCCGACGGCTTTAGCAGCCTGGCCTATTATACCTTTTTTTGCTGCCGGGATAGCGGCTGCGGCGGCCCGTGCGGCGGCGTCGTTTGCCTTTCCCTGGGCAGTGTCTGCTTTCTGTTGGGTGTGCAAGCGCCGCCCCAGCGGACCTTTGTTAGGATCGTTTGCCTTATCCTGAGCCTTATCAGCCTTTGTTTGTGCCCTTGCGGCGGCTCTATTCCTGTAGGCTCTCGTTCCTACTTTACGAGCTTTGTTTGCAACACTTGCAAGTCCCACGCCAGTTGCTCCTAGTGCAGCATCTGCTGCTATTTCTGCCCCGGCTGTTTTCCATTGATCTTTTGTCCAGTTAAGAGGGTTATAGCCAAACCGACTTCCTAGATCATAGTAACTTAACCCTGCACCTGCCGCTGCTGTAATTGGTGCCCAGGCAATCTCGTCCAGTTTAGTTCTATCTTCTGATAGTTGTTCGCTGTGTGTCTTTTGTGTTAGTTCTGTGATCTTCATCTTCTCAAGTCCTTGTTCTTTAATACTTATCGTTTAACTGCACGATTTGCTGCACTAAATGTAGATCTTGGCACTAGTTTTATGTCACCTTCTGGGTGTGCTAATACATATCCTTCACCACCTGCTTGTCCACCAATACTCTGTTGAACTGTGCCGCCTTGGGCGTCAATATCAGCAATAACCTGATCTTTTGCCATCATAATAGTGTTTACGGTTTCCCATAATGCACTAAATCCAGCTGTGTTGTCGTTAATATACTCAGCAATCTTAGCTTTCTTTTTGTCACTTACTTTAGCAGTTTCCAACCACTTACCAAAGTCTGATCCAAGACCACCAAGCCCTGTGTCTACTTTGCTGTTAGTGTAAGTATAAAGGATGTTAGAGAAATCTGACATTTGCATCTGACGCAATTTGTTTTGATCTAATAAACTGTCAATAGCCGCCGCATCTTTTTTAATAACTTTCTCTAGGCGGTCTAACATGGCATGTGGTACCTGTGGTGCCCGTTCAGCAGTTATAGGAGGTACAACAAGAACATCGTTACCCAAAAAGATATCAGGATCCTGTAGTGGGGTTTCAGTTCCGTCTGGCTGCACTTGTCTGTGAATAACAACACCTGTCTTACTGGCACCAATTCTCTTGCCTAAATCACTGGTTACATCTACTGCATACTCAACGATATTGGGCTTGAATACATAGTTCTTACCTTTAATCGGGGGTGTATTGAAGTATAGTAAGTCACCTTTAAAAAATCCCACATAATCAGCGGGGGTTGCTCTTTCATATTCATCAAAGATATCTTTCATATTAGCTGCAAACCTTTTATAGTCAGCTGCTTTACCTGCATCTGGATTCTTTGCTCCAGGACGATTCATTAGCATTGCTTGGAGGTTGTCTGCTGATGTTGCTTTTCCGTCGTATCCTTTAGCAGTAAACCCTGACTTATCTGTTAGTATAAACTCACCGTTGGCATCACGGCCAAAGATAATAGCAGGTGAACCATCCCATTTAATAGTAACTTCACTATGTCCGCCTTGATCCAGGTTGCGTAGACTTTGTAATGCCCTAATAGCACCCTTGCTACCTTCCCAGAAGACAATATCTTCTGCGTGTTGGATCCGTGCGGCTTCGCTTAATGGCTTGCGACGAGGTACGGAAAATTCCCTGAGTCTCATTTTAATTTCTCTGACAGTTGTTTAAACCAGTCAGTAGTGCCTACTCGTGTATAAACTGATTCTGGCAGTGTTAACTTGTCTCTCGCAAATGCTTCTCTTGCATCTGCTGTCACTGCTTGATAGTCTGGTCTACCCTTGAGTTTAGCAATCATTGACTCAACACTATCTAGGTCACCGCGGTTAGCGCCTTTCCCAAGTAACATCTCTGCAATTTGATCAGGATCTCTGGATAATACTTCATTTGTTTCTCTATTAATTAATCCGTCCTTGGGAGACCACTTCATTCCCAGTGCTTTAGCTACAGATGCCATTAGGATAGCACGGTGCATTCCTTTAAATGGCGTATCATCGCCAGCACCCTTCATTGTAAACTTCATCCATTCAGGATCACCAAACATCAGATCTGTTTGTACATACCCCTGATTGGGATCGCCGTTAATAGGAGTTTTAAAATGAACACTAATACCTGACTTGGCAACCCACTGTCTGACATTGTCTTCTGGGTGGTTCTTCTGTGCCCAAGCAGCTAACGTGTTATATAAGTCAGCCTTATCAACCTCATTTTGGTTAACAGCAATATCCATATCACCTGATGTGGAGCGAATTCCAGTTGATCCTAATTTAAAATCTTTATGTGGTATGCCAGTGATAGCCTCAACCCAGGCAAGTGTGGGGTCTACATCTGCTTGGTTAATACGTTGTGTTACAGGGTTTCCATCTTCGTCTTTAAAGATATTGCCGCCCTCTGATAATATTCTAGGTGTCATATTAACTATGCCTTGTTTTACTTTTTATTTTCATTAGTTGCGGCTCTCTTAATGCCTCTCCTAAACCGGTTTAAATCCTGATGACGAATACTATTAATTAGCCTGTGCTCTAGGTCAACAGCAGTTTCAGTGTCGTAATTACGATGAAACTCCTCAAACAGGTTAATTGCGCTTTGAATTAGGCTTTCGCCAGTGCGTTCAATAACATGCTTACGGTCATGCGAATGTTTAACACTGTTTAATTCTTCTAATAGGCTTCTAGTATTTCGTTTCAATTTAAACATCCAGTATTATAAATATTATTTATCCATATTTTGTTGGTAATTACCTCAATTACCGCAGGCATTATCGCACACAACCAGTCTGCCATCTTCAAAATTAGATTTATTCCAGCAACTTGGTATGCGATTAAACCACTCTATACACTCATTTAAAGGCGTCTTTAACGCATTATTACTATTATCTAATAATTCTGTTATTTGTTTATTAACTGGTTGATGCCAGCGTCCTTCATGGTTTATTTTTAACCTTTTCAAACACTGTGTCAGAGTAGTATTAACTGGCAAATTTATCTAGGTCTGTAGTGATTAATTTTAAATTTTTTTCATGCCTACTAGTATAGTCTGTCTTTTTTACATTACCTGTAATTAATAAATCTTTGTTTAATTCCAAAGCTGAGAGAACTCTCTCACTGGGGTTATCCATATACTGATAGTCGTGATTAATTATGTCGGCAAATACATCAAACCCAGCAAGAGCCAGGGTATCAGGAATTTTATATCCGCTACAAAATATTGGCATACAGTGCCCATACAATGTCATAAGATACTTTTCACTAATTCCCCCGCCTTTTTCCCAAAACTCAGGCTCTGTTATCAAACTAAATGTACTCTGAGAGAAATTGTTACATAGTACATTATTCCATATATCTACATTACCACTAAGTCCCTGTAGATAATTTTCTGGTGTTGCTCCATTATATGTAATGTAATGCTTGGGAAGGAAGTTGGTAAGATTGGAATATTTAGAATTTCTAACTAGATCTGCTAACCTAATAATATGATTTAGATCGTCTGCTTCCCAACTCTGAGTATAAGAAAAACTTTCAGTTTGTAAATTATTATGTAACCATGCGCTAACCAATAACCGATTAGACCTCGGCTTATTCATCATCGCAAATAATTTAAATTGGTCTGTTTTAGGGGAATCTGTATATGCTGTTTTAGCAAACATGCCACACTCTTCAATAAAAAAGCCTGGCTTAAACTCTGCTGGATAGTCAAAGTTTTCCCAGCAAATATAATCGTCAAAGTATACCCTGTCAGTCTTATAGCCATATTCTTGTATTATAGTTTTAATCTGATTATAATCTTGGTCTACGTACACAGAGCTTGTAGCATCGTCAAACTGTAGTTCAAAGCTGGCATTTTCAGGCTGGTGATCAAGAACACGCACCACACCGTCATCTGCTGAACCAACTATATATGTGCCTGCAGCAGGTGTTATAACTAACACTAACCACCTGCCTTTAATCCAGCAAGCATGTCCTTGAGTTTACTGCTTTGTATATTAGCAGTGATCTTACCCACTTCCTGATCGCCGCTGTCTACGACACCGTCTGCTTTGGCTTTAATTGAATCCATAATTTTAGAGCCTGTTGGTTGTTGATACTCGTCGTCATCGCCTAAATCTAAAATGCGCAAACTCTCTAGATCAAAACCTAGGTCAACTTTTTGTCCTACGCCACTACTGCTACGTGTTTTCATTAACTGTATTTGATAACGCCCACGTTCGCGCATTGCTCTACTTGTAAAGATACCAAACACGTTATCTGCTGTATTAATCTTACTAATACCACCACTAATATGGCTGTGGTCAAATTCAATCTCTTCAACTGCACTACGGTTTAACTGCGATGCTGTAACAAAGATACAATCTAGTTCTTTTGCCAAGTTACGTAGTTCCTCACTAACGTACTTGTCTTTAACAAACAAATCACTTGGACTAACTTTAGTACTAACTGGCATTAACAGATCCAAATAATCAATTAACAGGAAGTCTGCTTTTAATCCTTGTGTTATCTCTAATTCTTTTAAGAACGCTCTAATATCATTTACTGTACTCTGTGCTGGCATATACTTGATTCGCAAATTACCGCTCTTCTTGCCAACCATCCGAACTTTCATCTCAACAGTATCCAAATCCTTAAACACTTCTTTTGTGCTCACGTTTGTAAGCATACTGTCAATACGCATTGCACTCAAGCCTTCACTAAGCTCTAGTGTTACATAGCAACCACTAAGTCCTGCTGTTACCCAGTTAACTGCTAGGTTTTGCATAAACAAACTCTTCCCACTGCCTGAACCGCCTGCAAAGATATTAAGTTCACCCTTGTTCATACCACCAAACAGTTTACGATCCATTGCAGGCCAACCTGTGCTTACTTGTCCGTTATTGTCTTTAAGTGCCATAAGCCTTGCACGGGGGTCTGCAAAATAATCAGTGCCCATGTCTTTGGTTAGACTAATTTGCACTGCGTCTTTAATTAATTTTTCTACTGGATCATAATCACCTTGCTCTAATAAATCTGCACTCCTAAGGATTGCACGTTCTAGTTCGTTACGTCTTGTAAATCCTTCAAATTCATCCAGGAACCAATCATTATGACCATCTACCATGTCTGGGATAGGTTTAGCCTCCAATCCCGTAGTTGCTAGTAATTGCTCATACGTGGGCATCGTTGTGTGATTAGTACAATGGTCCTGTATAAAAACCGCGGCGTCACGAAGGCTACGATCAAAGTTCTCTGGATTATAGATGTTCTGCACTCTGACGTAATTTTGTGCATTTTGCATCATCATCTCAATGAAAAGTTTTTGTAAATCTGGAGTGTATTCTTTACTCATAATATTCCTTTAGTGACTGTGCGTCTGGGAACGTATTAAGTCCATAACACTTTAATTCTATCCCTTGCTCTCTTAAATTATACTGGATCATTGCTTCTTGTACAATATCTCCTGTTAGTTTACCCCTACCTCGTTTATACTCTGTATAGCTATGCCAATCGTCCCATATTTTATTTTGTCCATCAAACCAATGCTGTGCCTGGTGTTTGTACATATTATTATCTTTAATTTTGCAACCAAGTTGATTTATTATACCATCAACTACTCTTGGATAATATTGAAAAATTTCCAATGTATCTATACACGTAAATCCAAGATCAGTCGCAATTTGCCATTGCTCCATCATTTGTGGCACAAACCATTGCATAAAGTTTAGACTTATTGCTTCTCTAATTTCCCATTGTTCTAAACTACCAGTGCTCCAGTTAGTAGCATGTTCTAAACATACTGTGTCACTTGGATAACTAGGCACTTTTTGTTTTGTTATTACTGCAAACTCAATACTTTCTTTGTTCGACGGTCCTAGATAAAATTTTATGCCTGGTTTAGTAGATATATATTCTAATATTTGATAACCGTTAAGTGTTGGCATTGGCAATATAGGGGTAAAAATATTATCTTTGACACTCGTGTACTCTGGATTAAAAAGATCCTTTTCAGTTGTAGGATGCCATTGTTTAAAGTTTCCATGACCTGTTATGCAATCTTTCTCTTTGCTCCATAAATCAACTACTGGCAGAGTTTCTAAGTTCGTACAAGATCGCAGAATCATTTCTATACCACTAGCACCACTCCCAGGAAGAAAACTTAACCAAATATCCATTTTTTCCTCATTAAATTAATTTTTAAACTATTTGTTTGTTTAGCATCAATTATAGTCTTTAATGTAAACAGTTTACCATATTTTACCACTGCGGCATTTATATCTTTTACATCTGGTTCCCATTCCGGAAAGCTCACACTCCAGCCATACTCCAGTGCATTAT